CACTAGCAGTTGCATCTGGTGGTACTGGTGTTACGACATCTACGGGTACTGGGAGTGTTGTATTAAGTACAAGTCCTACATTAGTTACCCCTATATTAGGTACACCAACTTCTGGTACATTGACTAACTGTACATTCCCAACACTAAATCAAAACACTACTGGTACTGCTGCAACAGCAACAGCAGCAGCGTTCTTAAGCCAAACTGATGGTACTTCTATTTATACACCGGTACAAGCGATAACAACATCTGGTAGTAGAGGGTTGGATTTAGCACCAAATACTTACAACTGGGGTTTATTTTCAGAATTCAAGAACTCTAGTTTATATAGCTCAACCGGTAATTATTCGGGATTAATTACATATTCACCGTGGCTAGGAACAACTGGATCGACAGGAGACCCATCTTATTCTTTGTTGTTTAGTCCCGCAGCAGCAAACTCAACGGCAGCACCAACATTAAAAATAAGAGCAGGTATTGATACTACGTGGGGTGCTTGGTCTACTATATTGCATTCTAGTAACTATAACTCATACTCACCTACATTAACAGGTACAGGTGCTTCTGGAACTTGGGGTATAAACGTCACAGGCTCTTCAGGTTCTTGCACAGGTACTGCGGCAACAGCCAATGCTGTTGCAACTGGTAATAACTATCAAATGAATGCATTAGGTGTTGGTGTTGCCAATGCCAACACCGGTACTATTATCGCATCAAGTAACATTACCGCATATTCAGATAAACGCATTAAAAAGAATATCACCCACATTGATAATGCGATAGAAAAAGTTTCTAAATTAAATGGGTATACATTCGATAGAATTGATATTGATTGTGGTAGACAAACCGGTGTTTTGGCTCAAGAAGTATTAGAAGTATTACCAGAAGCAGTATTACAAAATGAAGACGGAATTTACTCTGTAGCTTATGGGAATATGGTTGGTCTCTTGATAGAAGCAATAAAAGAACAACAAATACAAATTGATGAACTGAAACAAATTATAAACAAAGGAAATTAAAATGGCAATCACAAAAACGTTGAAATTAAAAAGTATTAGATATAATGTATATCCAGACCCAATGCCAGCCCAATTATTTGTGGAATATGATGTTATTGTGGACGACCCCACTGATGATATGTTGCCGGTTTGTACTCAACATAGTTATGGATTAACACAAGATTCTGACACCACCAACGAAGAAGAATTAGTACAAAAAATGTTTAATCTAGTGTTTAATAAATAGTTATATCAAATATTACCGGATCATCAAAAATGGCAACAATAGATAGTAGAGAAGAATTTAAACAATATTGTCTAAGAAGATTAGGTGCTCCAGTAATTGAAATAAATGTGGACGAAGATCAAATAGAAGATCGTATAGATGATGCCCTCCAGTACTGGACGGATTATCATTTTGATGGTATGCAAAAAGTATACTACATTAAACAGATATTGCAATCTGACATAGACCAAAAGTATTTAGATTTAAGTGGATCAACTGATGCTGATGGGCATCCAATGGAAATAGTTGGTGTTACTCGTATTTTCCCTGTGTCAGACTCACAATCCACTGTTAATATGTTTGATCTAAGATATCAACTCAGATTGAATGAGTTATATGACTTTACATCAGCATCTTATATTAATTATACACTAACACAACAACATCTACGATCTCTAGAGATAATGTTTACTGGAGAAGTTCCAATACGGTTCCAACGACATATGCAAAAGTTGTACATTGATTGGGCGTGGGGACCACAAGAATGTCCCGTTGGTACTGTTGTTATTGCTGAGTGTTATGCAGCAATTAATCCAGATGTATATTCTGGTGTTTGGAGCGATCGTTGGCTCAAAGAATATTGCACCGCATTAATTAAAAGAACTTGGGGTTCTAATATGTCTAAGTTCGAAGGATTACAATTACCTGGTGGTGTTTCATTGAATGGCACAAAAATGTATGATGAAGCGCTTGTTGAGATTGAAAGATTAGAGCGTGAAATGGAAATGAACTTTGGCTCTCCTTTAGAATTTTTCACTAATTAGTTATTATAAATTAATAACTTAGGAATATTTATGGCAATTTCTCATTACTTCGGCAATTACAATAATGTGGGTGAGCAACGAATCATCGAGGATTTGATTTGTGAAAGCATTAAAATCATGGGATTTGATGCGTTCTATTTGGCAAATGACAACGACCAAGCAAGAGATTTGCTATACGGAGAAGATCCAGTAAAGAAATTCGAATCAGCATTTGCTGTTGAGATGTATCTCTCTAACATATCAGACTACGGTGGAGAGAAGGACTTTTTCTCTAAGTTTGGTCTGGAAATTAAGAACACCGTCAGTGTAATTTTATCTAAACGGGCATTCTCACAGAGAGTGCCACAAAATTCATTCACAAGACCCCGAGAAGGAGATCTCGTTTACATACCAGTTACCAATGGTGTTGGTGAATTGTATGAAATAAAGTTCACTAATCAGAACAAAGACTTCAATATGCTTGGTAGAAAGGTGCCATACTTTTATGAATTGGAAATGGAAAAATTCAAATATTCACAAGAGATTATCAACACCGGTATGCCAGATATAGATTCTGTCGTTACAGATTCAGCATATACATTACACTTGAATACGGGTATGGGCACTGGGACATACGCAATAAAAGAAATAGTGTTCCAATCACCAGACAATACATTAGCTAATGCTACTGCTTCTGGTACAGTACAATCTTGGATACCATCGTCCCGCATATTATCAGTATCTAATATCTTTGGTGAATTCTATGATGATGAAAATATCATAGGAAGTTCTAGTAATGCTCAGTACTTATTAACAACATTTGACCCGTTACAATCTCCTGCTATTAAAGAGAATTATGACAATTCTTTCATTAATACAACAGCTAGTAATATTATAAATACATCTGAAATCAATTCATTTGGATCATTATAATGGCATACAATAGAGTTATTCGCAATATCACTACAGTGTTTTCTGATCTATTTTCGAATATTACTCTGGTTCGTTACCATCCAGATGAAACTGAACAAGAACGTTTTATAGTACCTATTGCACACGCAGGAAAAGAATTATATGTGATGAGGTTACAAGGTGATCCTGATGCGGACAAGAAAATCCAAATGACACTACCAAGAATGTCATTTGAGATGACCGGTATTTCTTATGATGCGTCGAGAAAGCAAAACACAAATATTAAGAATTTCAATCAGGTTGGTTCTGGTACCATCAATACACAATATAACCCAGTCCCCTATGATATAGATTATTCATTATACATTTATGTTAGAAATATTGAAGATGGTACTCAAATCATAGAATATATATTACCGTTCTTCACACCAGATTACACGATAAAGATTGATCTGATACCTGAAATGAATATCACTAAAGAGATCCCTATTATATTAGCCGACACTAGCTATGATATAACATATGAAGGTGATAGTGAATCTGACACAAGAATGGTTATATGGACATTGAATTTCAAAGCAAAAGCATTCCTATATAGAGATGTGACTACTGCCGGATTGATTAAACAAGCAATTACAAATGTGATAGACATGGATAATGATGCTGAAAGAGTGAAAATAAATATAGTTCCAAATCCTTTAGATGCAACAGCAAATTCTTCTTGGACAGCAAACGTAACAATACAAGAATATAATTAATTATGACTAAATTTGATGATTCAATGTCAAAGATATTTGATATCAATCCTACTATTATTGAAGATAAACCGATAATAATAAAAGATTATACTCCACATATAAATCTAGAACAAGATCTATCTGATGCATATCAACAGTCTCGCGACAATCTTCAGGATATCATATATCAAGGCAAAGACGCACTTGATGATATTTTGAGAATAGCAAAAGAATCCGAGCAACCAAGAGCATTTGAGGTATTTGGTACATTATTAAAAAATGTAGTAGAGGCTAATAAAGAATTGATTGCCACGCAAAAACAAATGCGTGAAATGGACAACAAGAAAGAATCTGGCACAAAGATAGACAAAGCCATCTTTGTAGGTTCAACATCAGAGCTATCCAAATTATTAAAAGGTGAATAATGGCAGTGTCTACAGCATATCGCGATAATGGTAATTTAAAGAAAGTTGGAGTTTCTGTACAATATACACAGGAACAGGTAGAAGAATATGTAAAATGTTCAAGAGATCCAATATACTTCTCTAAATACATGAAAATCATAACATTGGATCATGGCCTAGTGCCGTATGAAATGTATGATTTCCAGAAAGATATGATTCGAACTTTTAATGATAATAGATTTATAATCTCCAAGTTGGGTCGCCAATCTGGAAAATGTATATGTATAAATTCTACTATAAAGTTGAGGAATAAATCAACTGGTGACATAATAGAAACCTCTATAGGAGATTTTTATGATAGCATTAAACATAGTACAGATTTGTCGAACGATCATTAACGAAACTATTAAGTATTACACATAGGCTAAGTTGATTATAATAATGATAAACAAGAAACAATTGATAAATGCATACAATTTCTGATACAGTAACGAGAAAGTTCGAAGAATCTTTTGATATCTCCGATTGGGAAATAGAAACTGATACTGGTTGGCATGACGTCACACAAATCCACAAAACAATAGCATATACAGTTTATAGGTTAGTAACCGAATCTGGTTTGATTTTAGACTGTGCTGATGACCATATAGTATTCACAGAAGATTATGAAGAGATTTTTGTAAAGGATCTATCACCAGGAAAATCCAAAATTATCACTAAATGTGGTACTGAATTAGTAATATCGGTGTCGAATTTAGGATATGATGAGAATATGTATGATATCACCGTAGATTCTGCAAATCATAGATTCTATACAAATGATATCTTATCACACAACACCACAACTTCTGTTGCATTTCTATTATGGTGTATATTATTTCAAGATTCTTATTCAGCCGCAATACTTGCCAATAAAGGACAAACTGCGCGAGATATTCTTGCTCGTCTTCAACTAGCATACGAAAATCTTCCGATATGGCTCCAGCAAGGTATCGTAACATGGAACAAGAGTTTTATTGAATTAGAAAATGGTTCAAAGATTGTTGCTTCATCAACATCATCATCAGCAGCTAGATCTGGCTCATATAATCTAGTATTTTTGGATGAATTTGCCTTCGTTCCTTCAAGCATTGCTAATGAGTTTATGCAATCTGTGTATCCGGTTATTACCGCTGGTACTAAAACAAAGATTATCATAGTTTCAACACCAAATGGCATGAACCTGTTCTATAAGTTATGGACAGATGCTATCAATAAACGTAATAATTATGTCCCATTTGAAGTTCACTGGTCACAAGTTCCTGGTCGTGATGATGTCTGGGAAGAAGAAACTCGAAAAAATATTGGTGACCATAACTTTGACCAAGAATTTAATACGAACTTTTTGGGTAGTACAAACACCCTAATATCAAGTTCTAAGCTGCAACAATTATCATTCCTAGACCCAATAACACAACATGATGACGTAAAAATATACGAACATCCAATTAGAGGGGACGAGGATAATGCAAAAGATCATCTATATTGTATCGCTGTTGATGTTTCGGAAGGCAGAAATATGGATGCTTCAGCGTTCTCGGTTTTTGACATTTCATCAACACCATATAGACAAGTTGCAACATATTCAAATGCTAATATATCACCAATATTATTCCCCACAGTAATCTACAATGCAGCCAGATTATATAATGACGCATATATATTAGTTGAGATAAATAATAATCCTCAAGTCGCGGACATCATACACCAAGATCTGGAATACGAGAACTTATTCAAGATTTTTACTGGTAATAAGAAACCACAGCAATTATGTGGTGGTTTTGGTAGAGGTGTTCAGATGGGACTTAAAATGTCCCCAGCAGTTAAGAGAATTGGTTGTTCTAATCTAAAGACACTCATCGAAGGGAATAAATTACAAGTTACTGATTTTGAAACTATATCAGAATTAACAACATTTGTAGCTAATAAAACATCATTTGCAGCAGAATCAGATGCAAATGATGATTTAGCAATGACACTTGTCATATTTGCGTGGGTTACAACACAAAAATATTTCAGAGATATTGTAGCACATGACATAAGAAAACAAATTCAACTTGAGAATATGAATCAAGTTGATGATGAAACTTTACCGGCACCAATCATAGAAGATGGGATGAAAACAACATTTGAAGTTATGGATGGTGATGTCTGGGAAAAGGCTGATAGTGGTGAAGTATATGCTGGGTTTTTTCGTGAGTTGATGATGTATTGATGAGAACAAGTTTTATATAAATAATACTATGATATTTAATGTATCAATATAGTAATTTTAATCAAGGGGAAAAAAATGGCAATTCAGTTATCTCCAGGTGTAAGTGTAACAGAGTATGATTTAACAACAGTTGTACCTGCGGTATCTTCATCTACTGGCGCATTCGCTGGAAATTTTGTTTGGGGACCTGCATTAGAAGCAATACCAGTATCTGACGAAAATCAATTATCGGTAACTTTCGGTGCGCCAAACAATAATACTGCAATTTCATTCATGACCGCATCTAGTTTTCTAGCATATGGTAATGATTTGAGAGTTGTTCGTGCATTAAGTGCTAATAGTCATAATGCCGATGCTAACACATCTTCAACAAATGTGCAAATAGCAAATAAATCAATTTATGATTATCAATATTTCCATAGCGGAGCACAAAATACATTAGGTGCTTTTGCTGCTAGATATGCTGGGGCATTAGGAAATTCTTTATTGATTGATGTATGGGATTCTGCTAACACTACACTATTTAAAGCATGGGAGTTTGCTGGTAATTTTAGTGGCCCAACAACAACATCTTCATATGTTGCTACTGCTGGTGGTGCTAATGATGAAATCCATATTGTGGTTTCAGATTCTTTAGGTTTAATCACAGGCATCAAAGGCTCTATTTTAGAAGTATATCCATATGTTTCAAAAGCAATTGATGCTATTGACGGCAATGGGGTTTCTACTTATTACAAAAATGTATTGGAATCACAATCAAAATACATCTATGCAATTGATCCAGTCGATTATGCTAATACAGCATCAACTTGGGGTCTTACTGCAGCAAATACAACTTTCGCTAGAGCATATAGTGTTGATGGTGAAACTGACATCCAACTTTCTGGTGGTACTGATGCTGCTGTTGCTGATGGGGATTTAATCTCAGCATATAGCCTCTTTGAGAATAAAGATCAAATTGATGTATCACTAATCATCACAGGCGATGCGGATGTTACAGTATTACAATACATTATTGATGATATTGTAACACCTGCGGGTAGTGTTGTTGGTCGTTCCGGTGATAGTGTAGCATTTATTTCACCACCATTATCTGCTGTTGCTAACCAATCTGGTTCTGAAGCAACAAACATATTAACATGGTTAACAGGCCAATCAACAGGGTTACAACGATCATCTTCATATTCTGTTGTTGATTCTGGTTGGAAATATATGTATGACAAGTACAATAATGTTTATCGTTGGGTTCCATTAAACGGTGATGTTGCTGGTTTATGCGCATTCACGGATGCTATCCGAGATCCTTGGTGGTCACCTGCTGGATATAATCGTGGTAATATCAAGAATGCTGTTAAGTTAGCATGGAATCCTAACCAAATGAATCGTGACATTTTATACCCACAAGGTGTAAATCCAGTTGTTTCTTTCCCTGGTAATGGCATCATTTTATATGGTGACAAAACGCTTCAAGCAAAACCATCAGCATTTGATAGAATCAATGTTAGAAGATTGTTTATAGTGTTGGAAAAAGCTATTGCTCTTGCTGCGAAATATTCATTGTTCGAATTCAATGATGATTTTACTCGTGCACAATTCATCTCATTAGTATCACCATTCTTAAGAGATGTTCAGGGCAGACGTGGCATCACAGACTTTAAAGTTGTTTGTGATACTACTAATAACACAGGTTATGTTATAGATAATGATCAATTTGTTGGTGACATTTACATTAAACCAGCAAGAAGCATTAACTTCATAAAATTAAATTTTGTAGCAGTTGGGACAGCAGTCAATTTCTCTGAAGTTGTTGGTGCAATCTAATTAAAAGATAGGAGAAATAAAAATGGCATTTAATGTAAATGAATTTCGTTCGAATCTGATTGGTGACGGTGCTCGTCCCAATCTATTTTCGGTAACTTTAACATTTCCGTCTTTTGTGAATAATGGCTCTGCTGCCGGTCAAAAAACCACATTTATGGCAAAAGCATCACAATTACCAGGTTCTTCAATTGGTTCTATACCAATGTATTACTTTGGTCGTGAGATGAAATTTGCTGGAAATAGAACTTTTGCTGATTGGTCATTACAAATCATTAATGATGAAGATTTCTTAATAAGAAACGCATTAGAAGAATGGTCTAATGGAATCAATTCACATGTCAGTAACATTCGTGCTGCTGGTGGTAGTACAAGTCCTTCTGCATATACAGTTGATGCTGTAGTAACACAATATGGAAAAACTGGGGATATTTTAAAAACATACAACTTTATTGGAATGTTTCCTGTTGATATTGCACCAATTGATTTAAGTTGGCAAGACAATGATGCTATCGAAGAATATGGCGTTACTTTCTCATACCAATACTGGGAATCTAATACTACTTCTTAATGAAAAATGGAGAGGGCTTCGGTTCTCTCCTTTCTTTATAAAAGGTGTTAGTCGCGATGTATCAGCACCAAAACACTATATCTTCTTGGATATACAGCATGAATATATATATACAAATCGATAAATGTAAAATGAAAGGAATTATATAATGGCATCACCAGCAAATAAATTTTCACTTTTTGGGTTCACATTTTCACGAGAAAAAAATGAAGATGAACAAAAGAATCAACAAAGTTTTAGCCCCCCAGCAAATGATGATGGGGCACTTACTATCACATCCGCTGCATACTATGGTACATATGTTGATATGGATGGTACCGCTAAAAATGAGGTTGAGTTAATTTCTCGTTATAGAGAAATGGCAATGCAACCAGAAATTGAATCGGCACTCGATGATATTGTAAATGAAGCAATTAGCATAAATGACGATGGTAGGATTACAGATATCGTACTGGACGATCTAAAACAGCCAGACAAGATTAAAAAAGCAATTAGGGAAGAGTTTGCTACAGTATTAAAACTACTAAACTATAAAAATATGGCACAAGATATTTTCCGTAGATACTATATCGATGGGAAATTATATTACCAAATTATTATCGATAAGGAAAAACCAACAGAAGGCATCAAGGCATTAAGATACATCGATCCTAGAAAACTAAGGAAAGTTAGAGAGATCAAAAAGAAAAAGGATGAGCGTACTGGTGTTGATGTGATGAATGTTGTTAACGAATATTACATTTATAATGATAAAGTTGCTGGTGGTGGGTCATCGAATTTTGGTCCTTCTGGTGTAAGAATCACATCAGATTCTGTGGTTTCTGTTGTATCTGGTTTAATGGATTCACGCAGATCTATTGTACTGTCTTATCTACATAAGGCAATTAAACCACTAAACCAATTACGTATGATAGAAGACGCAACAGTAATCTATCGTATATCAAGAGCGCCAGAACGAAGAATTTTCTATATTGATGTTGGCAATTTACCGAAATTAAAAGCAGAACAATACCTAAGAGACATTATGGCAAAATACAAGAATAAACTTGTATATGATGCTCAAACTGGTGAAGTCCGTGATGACAGAAAGTTTATGTCTATGATGGAAGATTTTTGGTTGCCGCGTAGAGAGGGTGGTAAAGGTACAGAGATCACCACACTTCCTGGTGGGCAAAACCTTGGTGAACTCGAAGACGTTAAATACTTTGAGCGAAAATTATACAAAGCATTAAATGTTCCAGTTTCACGATTAGAACCAAATCAAAGTTTTACTATTGGTCGGGTATCTGAAGTGACACGAGACGAATTAAAATTTGCTAAATTTATTGATAGATTAAGAAATAAATTCTCAGATATATTCAATCAATCATTAAGAGCACAATGCGTACTTAAGGGCATTTGTACTACTGAAGAATGGGAAGACTTTAAAGAACATATCCATTACGACTTTATAAGAGATAACAACTTTGCTGAGATGAAAGATGCTGAGTTGATGAAAGAAAGATTAGAGTTGTTAGGACAGGTGGATCCTTATACTGGTGCGTATTATTCTAAGGGATGGATTCAAAGAAACGTTTTAAGGTTGACCGACGTTCAAATTGAAGATATGCAAAAAGAAATCGAACAAGAAAAAGAAAGTGGTTTTGATGTTCCGGTTGAAGTATCTAATGCGGTCACACAGCAGCAAATGATGAATCAATTAGATCCACCAGTAGAGGCGACACCACCTCAACAAGAAGATTTTAATACATTCGACACGATCAAAAGAATATTATAAATAGATTAATACGGAGAAAATTATGAAAAACTTAATAGATTACGCATACCAAGATAATGGTACAGATTTCAGAAAAGAATTATATGCAGCAATTCACGATAAAGTGGCTGCTGCTATTGAAGGTAAAAAACAAGAAATTGCCAGTAACTTCATGGGACAACAAGAAGAGTCTGTTGAAGAATCTGTTGAATTGGATGAAGCAAAGGTTAGTCCGACTCGTGGTACACGCAAAATTGCTGCGTATCATGGAGAAGGCGGCCACACAGCAGAAGTTCGATATAGCCCAGAATGGAAAGAGTATCAAGTACACCATTATAAAAATGGGATACACCAAGGCGAAGGTCCAATTTCTTATCACGGACATGATAAAGAAGATGCTCACAGTACTGCAAAATATGAATGTGGCATCCAACCAGCGGTAACAAAAAAATGAAATCATTCAAGGAATTTCACCAATTAGATGAGATAGGAAACCATTTCAGTAATTTGTCTGAAGTTCCAAAGAAGAAAAAACCTAAATTAGTAAATCCTGATGTTTGTGAATCTGCTAAACATGATTCTATGGATCCACCAGCAGTTATTGTCATGAAAAGAAAATCCATACGACAATTTCCAAACAATCAAAGAGTTGCGCTATATTACGCAGATAAGATCAATCAATATGTAACAGTTCCTTATACTAGTTCTCAATGGTCTAAAGGACCTGTTGATGAATCTATGGATATAGACGAATAATTAAATAGGATAACAAATGAGTAATAAATTCACATATCAGACACTAAGGGACACAACAACAGATGTGGTTATTAAGTTAACTGGTACATTTGATGGCTCTTCTGGTCAAGAAGCAAATACTTCTAGGATAACAGCAAATTCATTGTATGGTGCTCTAGATGCCAATAGTGTTCCGTTGTATTCGGGCCTAAGTAAAAGTAATACAGCACTACCATACTATAATTTACAACTAACCAATTTGCAATACTATGTAAATATGCCTCAAGGCAATGGCGCTGTTGAATTATTTTGGTCTGGTGCTGGATCAACCACATCAGCTCAATACGCAAATTCAGCAACTATATTTCATTTAAATTATAACGGTGAATATGGTAATGATCAACAACCAGCAATTATGAATAATTCAATTGGTGGTAAAGGTGATATTGGTATTTACACTAATGGAGCAACTGCAAACTGTAGTTATACATTAGTCATCAGTTTCAGAAAAGATAATGCAATGTATCAAAGAGGACAATTTAATGATCCGGCGGCATTTAATTTCGGGATATACTCAGTAGAACCATAGGGATTTTATATGAAACTAATAAAAGAAATACATGAAACAGTAAATTACCTAACAGAAGATGTCGATGGTAGTAAATCTCTATTCATAGAAGGTCCGTTTTTAGTTGCTGGTGTAAAAAACCGCAATGGTCGTTTATATGAACAACATACGATGAGTAAAGAAGTTGCTCGTTATACTGAAGCTTATATTGACAAAAAACGTGCTTTTGGTGAATTAGGGCACCCAGATACACCAAGCATCAATCTAGATAGAGTATCTCATTTAATTGTTGGCCTCAGAGAAGATGGAAATCAATGGATTGGCAAGGCAAAGATACTAGATACTCCTATGGGTAATATTGCAAGGAATCTGATAGAAGGTGGTGCTCAATTAGGAGTATCTTCACGAGGTATGGGTTCTTTGAAGAATGTTAATGGGGTTAACATAGTACAACCAGATTTTTATCTTGCCACAGCGGCTGATATTGTAGCAGACCCTTCTGCACCAGGAGCATTTGTTCAAGGTATTATGGAAGGTAAAGAATGGATGTTAGTTGAAGGTGTTTGGACAGAATGTGATTATCACGAATCTAAGCAACTTATTAAACAAGCATCTAGGAAGGAAATTGAACATATATCTCTAAAGATATTCGAAAACTTTCTAAAGAAATTATAAATTATAAATACTTATTACAATTAATGGAGATTTAAAAAATGTCAAAAAGTCTAACCGAAGCCGCTAAGGAAATTTTTGCTGCAAATGTAGCAGCAAAAGATAGAGAGCAAGATAAATCAAAAAAATTAACAGATGATGCTGCATATGGCACTAAAGAAGCTGGTTTAATTGGCCATAGTCCAGATGAAACAGATTCACAATTACCTGATTATTTAAAAGGCACACCTACTGCAAAACCACCTGGTGCTACACCACCTGTTGGTTCTGAACCAATGAAAAAATTAAAAGACCAACCAGCTAGTGAAGTTTCACAAACTGTTGTGCAAGCACCAAAAACTGGTTATGACGCAATTCGTGATCGTAAACCTGGCGCATTAGCTACACAAAGAATGTCTAAAAACCCAGGTGCCACATTCGCATCTTATGGTGAAGAATTTAGTGTTGCTGATGATGTTGCTGCTCTTATGGAAGGCGAAGATCTTTCTGAAGAATTCCAAGCAAAAGCTACAGTAATTTTCGAAGCAGCAGTTTCTGCACGAGTTGATTACATCGTTGAACAAGTTGAAAACGAATTACTCGAAGAAATGCAAAATGCGATGGAAGACATCAAAGAAGAACTTGCTACCAAAATTGATGATTACTTAAATTATATGGTAGAAGAATGGATGTCTGAAAATGAGATCGCAATCGAAAAAGGTTTAAAATCAGAAATCACTGAAGATTTTATTACAGGGTTGAAGAATTTATTTGTTGAACACTATATCGACATTCCTTCCGATAAAGTTGATGTTGTTGAAGAGTTATCTTTGAAAGTTGAAGAACTAGAAGAGTCTCTAAATGATCAAATCAAACGCGGTATAGAATTGAAAAAAGAGTTGAACGAACAATTGAAGTACGAAGCTATCCACACAGCGTGTGATGGTTTATCACAAACACAAGTAGAAAAAATGAAAGCACTTGCAGAAGGTGTTGAGTTTACTTCTAGCGAAGAGTTTGAATCTAAGTTAGAAACTTTGAAAGAATCTTATTTCTCAACAAGTATCTACACAGCAGATAACTATGGATTGGATGATGAAGTTGTAATAGTACAAGAAACTAAAACTCCTAAATCACAAGATCCATTGATGGAACAATATGCTAAATCAATTTCACAAAGTCTAAAATTATAATCGAGGATAAAAATGTATTTAACTGAAGAATTACAAAAAAAATGGCAACCAGTTCTAGAACACCCAGAACTAGAATCCATTAAAGACCCATACAAAAGAGCAGTTACTGCTTTAGTATTGGAAAACCAACACCAAGCTATGGCACAAGATCGCCAAGCATTAAACGAAACTACTGAAGCTGGTCCAACTAACGTTGCTGGTGGTGTACAAAACTTTGATCCAGTATTAATTTCATTGGTTCGTAGAGCACTTCCAAACTTAATTGCATATGACGTTGCTGGTGTACAACCAATGACTGGTCCTACTGGCTTGATCTTTGCAATGAGAGCACGTTATAATGCTCAAGCAAACACTAATGCTGAAGCATTTTTCAACGAAGCAAACACTGTATTTTCTGGTGCTACTTCTGCTGCTAACCCATATGGCTTCCAAGGTACTTTAGCTACTGATACTGCTAACACTTTCCAAAATGTTACTAGTGGTGCTACTACTACTGGTATTGGTATGCCTACTGCTACTGCAGAACAATTAGGTGTTGCTGATGGTTCATTCCAACAAATGGCATTTTCTATTGAGAAAGTTACTGTTACTGCACAATCTCGTGCATTAAAAGCTGAATACTCATTAGAACTTGCACAAGATTTGAAAGCAATTCATGGTTTGGATGCTGAGACTGAATTGTCTAACATTCTTTCTACTGAAATTCTTGCTGAAATCAACCGCGAAGTTATCCGTACTATCTACACTACTGCTGTAGCTGGTGCTCAATATGGTACTACTACTGCTGGTTATTTTGACTTAGATACTGACTCTAATGGTCGTTGGTCTGTTGAAAGATTCAAAGGTTTAATTTTCCAAATCGAACGTGATGCTAACGTAATCGCAAAACAAACTCGTAGAGGAAAAGGTAACGTATTAATCGTATCTTCTGACGTTGCTTCTGCTATGGCAATGGCTGGTGTATTATCTTATACTCCTGCTTTACAAGCTGACCTTCAAGTAGACGATACTGGTAATACTTTTGCTGGTATGTTACATGGTCGTATCAAAGTTTACATCGATCCTTATTTCGGTGGTTATACTTCTAACCAAGAATTAGTAACTGTTGGTTATAAAGGTACTTCTCCATATGATGCTGGTTTATTCTACTGCCCATATGTTCCTTTACAAATGGTTCGTGCAGTTGATCAATATACTTTCCAACCTAAAATCGGCTTTAAGACAAGATATGGCATGGTTGCTAACCCATTTGCTCAAGGTTTAGCTCAAGGCAATGGTGCATTAAATGCTCGTAGTAACGTTTACTACCGTATTTTCGGTGTGAAAAATTTGATGTAATAAGTTGTTGGTTTATAAGAAGTTTCCATAAACCAACCCATAATTTAGGGTGTGTCTTCGGATACACCCTTTTTATTTCCTACCAAATAGCAAAAGAAAGCGTACCACAATCATATATTTTAGAATATCCCATATCAAACATAATCTCTTGTTCAGTTCTAGTGTCCCCAAATACCGAAATCTTAGACTTAACAAAATTAGATCTATGTAATCTCTTCTCGACATTCTTGGCCACATAATGATATCCAGGTTTATTGGTTGCTATTAATGTGAATCCATTGTTAATATATACGTCCCCATTGGAATAAGTTCTGTCGGCATACGATATAATAGACCCTTCATTATTTTTCCTAAAGTGTTTTAGTAGTTTAGAGAATGCTCCAACAACACAGTAATTTTTCTTGATAGCAAAACGAATCAACTCCCATTTATATTTCTTTGAATATCTTGACACCCCAAACGTCATGACAGCTACAAGGTCTTCACCAAAAAACATACCATACTTAAACCTACTCTTATCTTTTCCTTGTATGTGATTATCATCAAGAAAATTATTCTTATCACTGACACATATTTCTTTTATTATACATTTACGAGCAAATATTTTGTACTGATTGTTGTGCAATTTATTGCTGATGAAAGACTTCCACACACTCGACCTCTCTTTCCAAGAATCAGAGAATATGTGCAGCAATTGTATGCCTTGTTCATTACAAAGTTTAGTTTTTGTGTAGTGATAGTTACTATCCTTTCTACCAGAAAAGCTAGATTCTTCTGGCCTATAAATGTGTGAATATAATCCATTATACTCAATGGCTAATTTTATTTCTGGAAGATATATATCCAATTCTAATGATCCGATAACACCACGTTTATCTAATTGTATTTCCCCTTCATATATGGATTTTATGTAATCAGAAACTTCAGCACATTCAGCGGAACTTTTATTGGATAATCTATCATATGAATTTGCTTCATTCGCCATTATATTGTGTGTGGCCAACCATACAGATACCATGCTTTTACTAACACCAAGTTCAACTCCTATATCAGAACATGTTCTATGTTTATTTTTATGCTCATCATACATCCAATCTTTATCCGACAATTTCATTACGGCACTTGGATGTGAGCAATTATATTTGATATTTGGTATGTTATGAATGCCTAGCCACTTGTTCACAGGAGTGATAGAGATACCAAGATCTTCTGCTATAACTTCCTTAGATTTTTTCAACACTATTCTTTCATTGTACAACCAATCCCTATTACTAAGTAGCACCTCCACAGTTTTAATGACGGTTTTTGATGCTCTAGAACACTTTGGTGAGCAGTATGTAGTGAACCCAAGTTTAGAATTAAGTCTGTTCACAGTACAAAAACTATCACAACTTTTACACTTAGGAATTTCGTGTATATTGTTATTTACACAATATTTTCTAGTCCCTAACACAACTCCAGACACATTATCTAGGAATTTGGTTTGGTTTATTAATAACTCACGATATAGTGGAGTTTTTGAAATTTGCTGTGTTGTCTTGGATAGACATAGATCGATAAGTTCTTGAGAATATTTCATGCCATTTCCTATAAATTTTAATATACAAAGTATATCATGATTCTAATGATTATCAATATCTCTATGTATAAATAAGTAATATCACACGAGGATTATCATGTCAGCACTAGATAGATCACCCAGCAACACAAATCTACTACAACCCACTAAATTTTTATTAACAATCGATAAGATACCAGCAACACAGTATTTTTGCCAAACAGTTAATATTCCGGGGATTGGCCTAAGCAGTACTACATATAATACACCATTGGTAGATATTCCAGTAATGGGTAATAAAATAGAATATGAAACACTAGATATAAAATTTCTAGTGGATGAACAATTACAATCATGGAATCAAATTTATAACTGGTTTCTAGCAATTGCATCACCAGTATCTATAGCAGATAGAGTTTCTAAAACAAATGCCATGAGTAACACTGTTAATAAATCTTTACCAAATTATTCGGATCTAACTATTACTATATTGAGTGCATTGAACAATCCCGTAGCAAGAATACAATTTACCAATGCATTTCCAATATCATTATCAAGTATAGAACTAGATACTAAATCATCATCTGATGATATTATCACAGCAGAAGTATCATTTAAGTATCAATCATTCGAAATAATTGATGCATAAATAATCATGAGCTATGCTCATGTTACGAAGTAACACTATCAACACTGCTTCGCATCAGCCACTTCGTGTCTGAGGTGCTGTTGTTGTGTTAGCAGTTGTATGACAGTTGTGTTAGCAAGTTTTAACACAGTTCTAGTGGAAAAGCATTATAACACTATTTTTTTAATCCTGTCAAGTCTTTATAATTATTTGGAACTATATCATGAAAACACTAGATGAAATTCTTGGGTTCTGGTCGGTTGATGCTGAAATGGATAAAAACCAACCAGGAAATGAGTTAATCAATATCCCAAAACTCCACAACAAATATCTAACAATATTAGTCAAACATAAGTTGCAGTCAAAGAAAATAAACTTTGAATACCTTCGCATGAGAAAAATTAAGAGTGAGTATTATACAGGAAAATTGTCTAGAGATGAACTAGATGAATATAACTGGGAACCATTTGGACTAAAACCACTTAAGAATGAGATTCCAAATTATCTAGAATCAGATACGGACTTGATTAAATTACTGGAACGAAAAATGTATCACGATGAAATTGTTTCTGTTGTTGAATCTATTATGGGTGAAATAAAGAATAGAACGTGGGAATTGAGATCATTTATTGATTGGACTAGGTTTGTAGATGGAAACTAAACCAGACATTATCATATCTAAAAGAAATGAAGTATATGCTAAAGTTACTTGTGAACGGGCTATAGCACAAGAGTTAAGTGACCGTCTGACATTTATGGTGCCTGGATATCAATACATGCCATCATACAGGAACAAGATATTTGATGGCAAGATTAGGCTTCTTAACACACAAACTAATTTATTGTACTTTGGCCTGATACCACACATAGAAGAGTTTTGTGCTTCTCGTGGATATACTTTTGAATATGATGAAACAAGAGCAGATTTAGAAGATCCATTTTCACTAAAAACTGCTAATGATTTTTTTGAGAGTTTGAATTTACACGCACACGGTAAACCCATTAAAGTGAATGATCATCAAGTTGTGGCATTCATACATTCAATGCAAAAGAAACGCGCATTACTTTTAAGCCCAACATCTTCAGGTAAAAGTTTAATAATATATCTATTGTTTAGACAGTTATTAGATTACCAAGATCTAAAAGGTCTTATCATTGTACCTACAGTAAATCTGGTCACACAGTTATATTCTGATTTTGAAGATTACTCTAGCCATAATGGGTTTAGTGTTGAGGATAATGTATATAAAATTTATCAGGGACAGTCGAAAAACACTGATAAGAAGTTGGTAATATCAACATGGCAATCTCTTTATAAACAAGATAAAGATTATTTGGATCAATTTGATTATGTGTTCTGTGATGAGGCTCATTTAGCACAAGCAAATTCCATACGAGATATTATGGAAAAGTTGACAGAGACCAAATATAGAATTGGGTTAACCGGCACATTGTCTGGTATGAAAACCAATCAGTGGGTCCTTGAGGGATTATTTGGCACTGTCAAGAAAGTTATAACAACAAAAGAACTGATAGATGATAAAAAAATTGCAGACCTTAATATAAAGTGTCTTGTGCTTAAGCATCCGGATGAGTCATGTGAGTTATTAAAGTCTTGCACTTATCAAGAAGAAATTGAGTATTTGATTAGTAATGAACTTAGAAACAATTTCATTAAAAATCTTGCAGTTAGCATGAAATCCAACACATTAGTCCTTTTCCAGATGGTGGACAAACACGGTAAAATATTGTATAATCTTATCAAGAATTCGAAGCATATTGGTGATAGGAAAGTATTCTTTGTTCATGGTGGAACTGACTCTGATGATAGAGAATATATAAGAAAAATCGTAGAACAAGAATCTAATGCAATTATAGTGGCTAGTTTTGGTGTTTATTCCACCGGGGTTTCTATTAGAAATCTACATAATATTATTTTTGCGTCACCAAGCAAAAGTCGTGTTAGGAATCTACAAAGTATTGGTAGAGGGTTAAGACATTCTGAGGGTAAAGTTGCTGCTACATTATATGATATTGCTGATGATATTAGACACAAAAAACATGTTAATTTTACATTAAAGCATTTTATGGAGCGTACTAAAATCTACACTGAAGAAAAGTTCAATTTCAAGTTATATAAAATAGGATTAAAGTGAATATTAAAATTTTAAGAATGCATGATGGGTTGGATATCATAACAGAAGTTATTAGTAAATCTGGTTTATACTATGTTAAGAATCCAATGATGTTTTTACTAGATGATGAGGATGAATTTGAACCTCATTTATTGATGAGGCATTGGAGTCCAATCGACTTCATTAAAAGTAACGAGACTATTATTATGGATAGGGATATATTGTGTGTGTATGAACCTACAGACGCAATAGTGGAATTCTATACCAATATTATAGAAAAAGAAACTCGTGATCTCATAAAGCAAAGTCTTACATTACATTGATCATGAGCTATGCTCATGTTACGAAGTAACACTATCAACACTGCTTCGCATCAGCCACTTCGTGTCTGAGGTGCTGTTGTTGTGTTAGTAGTTGTGTTAGTAAGTTTCAACACAGTTCTAGTGGAAAGGCATTATAACACTATTTTTTTAATCCTGTCAAGTGTGAAATTATATGAAAGTCAAGAAACCAAAAAAGAATTATGTTAATAATGCAGATTTCCTAGAAGCATTAGCCAATCATTCTAAGGCATGTGAAGATGCTAAGCTATCAAAAAGCCCACAGCCAAAAATACCTATTTACATCGCGGAATGTTTTATGAAGATTGCTGAGGGTTTATCACATAAACCTAACTTCATGAACTACACGTTCAGGGATGAAATGATAAGTGATGGTATTGAAAACTGTTTAATGTATTATAGAAACTTCAACCCACAAAAGACCCAAAACCCATTTGCATATTTTACTCAGATAATTTACTATGCATTTCTTAGAAGGATATACAAGGAAAAAAAGTATCAATACATAAAATACAAATCAGCATCACAATTTGGTGTGGATGATGAATATGATCTAATGGAATTTGGTGACACCGGCGTCCAATTTGAAATTTATGATAATTTATCTAATTTTATAGAGACATTTGAGGCATCTTTATTCATGAAAAAAACTATAGCAAAGAAGGCAAAGAGATTAGAGAATTTCATGTAGTGTTGACTTTTTTTGTATATGTGTTATTATGACGTACATTATTATGAGGTGATTATGAAAATAGGTTTTAATTGTAGTACTTTTGATTTATTCCATGCTGGTCATGTTACTATGCTGAAAGAAGAGAAGCGGCATTGTGACTATCTTATTGTGGCCATACAAACAGATCCAACTATCGACAGACCAGATACCAAGAATAAACCAGTACAAACGATGTATGAAAGATATGTCGAAGTTTCTTCATGTAAGTATGTGGATGAGATTGTTGTATATTCAACTGAAGAAGAATTGTTGAATATCTTCAAAACCCAACACATTGACATAAGATTTCTTGGTGACGAGTATAAGACTAAAGAGTTTACAGGTAAACAATGGTGTCTTGATAATGGTATTGAATTACACTACCACCAACGCGAGCACCCATATAGTAGTTCATCATTGAGAGCACGAGTCCATGATGCTGAGGCAGTTAGAAGGGGAAAAAATAAATGATTACACTAATTGGTCATGGGTATATTGGTGATAGTATACAGAAAGAACTTCAATCTAAAAAAATAGCGCACAACTGGATTTCTCATACTGATGAAATACCAGAAGAAACAACAGTTATTATTAATGCTGCTGGATATACCGGTGTCCCTAATGTTGATGCATGTGAAAGTAAGAAACAAGCTACTATTGATGGTAATGTTTTGTTTCCAATAACACTAGAAATTAATAATCCACACATCCCAATAGTACACATTAGCAGTGGATGTGTATATACTGGGTATAAAGATGGTGGTTGGACTGAGGATGATGAACCAAATTTTGGATTTGATAATGGGTCATTCTATAGTGCTACTAAAAATCTTGCACAACATTTATTGAAACCCTACCTTGATAAGTCATATTTGTTTAGAATAAGAATGCCGTTTGGTGATGAGGATTGTGGTAAAAATTATCTATCTAAGCTGAATATGTATGACAAACTGATAGACTTCGAGAATAGTCTGAGTTATGTTAATGATGTTGCTGAGGCTGCAATATTTTTTGCTCTAGAATTTCCACCATTTGGTATATACAATTGTTGTAATCCTGGCTCAAAAACCACAAAGCAAGTTGCTGAAATGATGGGGTTGGAGAAGCAATGGTTTACTGAAGAAGAGTTTAAAACATCTGTTGTCTCACCCAGATCAAACTGTGTATTGAATAATGATAAGATGAATGCCATATTTAAACTTAAGCCTATTGATGAGGCATTAGAAATTGCAATCAACTCATTAAAAGTATAATTATGAACGTAGCTATTATAACAGATCAACACTTTGGTGCTAGGAATGATAGTGTGACATTCCTAGATTTCTATCAACAATTTTACGATGGTACTTTTTTCCCAAAACTCAAGGAAAATGGCATCCATACATTATTGATACTTGGGGATACATTTGACCGTAGGAAATATGTAAACTTTTTGACGCTGAAGAGAACTAAGGAAATGTTCTTCGATAAGTTGTTGGAACTCAATATACAAGTTTACATGTTGGCTGGAAATCATGATACGTTCCACAAAAATTCTAATAATGTAAATTCGGTAGATTTGTTATTGAATGAATATCCTAATGTTACTGTGATCGACGCCCCACAAACTATTATGGTTGGTGGGCAATATATTTGTATGATACCCTGGATATGTACTGAAAATTATCAACAATGTTTGGATGAAATTAAAAACACTAAAGCACCTATATGTATGGGGCATTTTGAGATATCTGGATTTTCCATGTATAAAGGAATGGCAGCGCATGAGGGTTTAGATAGAGCACTATTCAGAAAGTTCTTCAACACATTTTCTGGACACTACCACCACAGATCTAGTGCTGATAGTATATTCTATCTTGGCAACCCATATCAGTTAACTTGGTCTGATTATGATGATACTCGTGGGTTTCATGTGTATGATATTCAAAATTTTGATCTAACTTTTATACCAAATCCAAATGAGATGTTCGTTAAGATTGTATATGATGATACTATTCTAGATACTAAGTACACATTTTCTGATTATACTAATAGATTTGTCAAAGTGGTGGTTTTGAACAAAACTGACCCCTATAAGTTTGACAAGTTTATGGATGACCTTTATAATGTTAATCCTACTGATGTAACTATAGTTGAGGATGCTGTTGATCTTATAGAGAATGTTAGTGATGATGAAGTAACACAATCGGAAGATACATTAAGTATATTGAATAAGTTTGTTGATTCTATACGAGAAGATAATATCGACAATGTTAGACTTAAAAATATACTACATGAAATATATGTTGAGGCATTGAACAGTGAGAGAGTATGATTGTTTTTAAATTATTGAGATACAAAAACATATTAAGTACAGGTAACACTTTTACTGAAATATGTTTGAATACATCGAAAAACACATTAATTGTTGGTACCAATGGTGCCGGCAAAAGTACTATGTTGGATGCTTTATGTTTTGTGTTGTTTGGGAAACCATTTAGGAAGATCAACAAAGGTAATATACTTAATAGTATCAATGCATCTGATGGTGTTGTTGAAGTTGAATTTTCTATAGGCACTAAAGAATATAAGATTATTCGTGGCATTAAACCAAATGTATTTGAGATTTATTGCGATGGTGTTTTAGTCAATCAGGATGCGAAAACTAAAGATTATCAGGAATACCTCGAGAAGGTTGTTCTTAAATTAAACTTTAAATCTTTTACTCAAGTTGTCATTCTTGGCTCAGCATCCTTTGTGCCTTTTATGCAATTATCTGCTTCAGATAGAAGATCCATTATCGAAGATCTTTTAGACATACAAATTTTCTCTTCGATGAATGTATTGGTTAAAGAGAAATTATCTAACATAAAAGATGAAACAAATAATAACAAGTATGAACTCAACGTAACTTCAGAGAAGATAAAACTACAAAAGAAGAATATTGATGAACACAAAAAACACAATGATGAAGAAATTGAAAGAAAACTGGAAGAGATTACAACATCTCAACTACAAAATGAACGTCTACTTGCTGATGGTATTATAATACAAAATCATATAGATGAACTCCAGAAACAGATTGACGATAAGTTATCAGTTGAGTCCAAATCTAAAAAGATGATTCAAATGGAGGCTAAACTAGAAGCTAGTATTGCCAGCATAGATAATGATATTGCCTTCTATGATGAAAATGATGATTGTCCCACATGCAGACAAATACTTGATGGTGAGTTTAAGGCCAATCAGGTTAGAGAAAAGACTGTGAAGAGAGATCAAATACATAAAGGGATGTGTGAGATTTCTGACGAGATTAAAAAGTTAAATGACAGATTGTCGGAAATACAAGGTATTAATAGACAAATAACTCAGCATAACAATGATATGGTTAAAAACAACTCAACTATATCTGCCATAAATCAATACATCACTAAGATAAATAAAGAAATTGATTTACTGTCCGTTCGTAAAGATACTATAGAGAATGATAATGATGAACTTGTTAAAATGGTTGATCATTTACAATCTATTGTGGCGGAACAAGAAAGGTTGGCTAATGAGAAACAGTATTATGAATATGCATCAAATTTATTGAAAGATACTGGGATCAAAACAAAGATAGTTAAACAGTATTTGCCGGTGATGAACAAACTCATTAATAGGTATCTAGCCTCTATGGATTTCTTTGTGAATTTCAATATAGACGAGAATTTTGATGAGACTATCAAATCTAGACATCGCGATGATTTTAAGTATACTAATTTCTCTGAGGGGGAAAAGACGAAGATCGATTTAAGTCTGTTACTGACTTGGAGACAGATTGCTAAACTTAAAAATTCCACTAATACAAACATATTAATTATGGATGAGATATTGGATTCATCTATGGATGATGCGTCTATAGATAATCTGTTTAAAATATTTGATGATTTTGATGATGACACCAATCTGTTTGTTATAAGTCATCGCGGCGATCATTTGTTTGATCGATTTAGATCAGTTATAAAATTTGAGAAGCATGGTAATTTCTCAAGAATTGTTAAACCTTAATAGGAAATAGTATGAGTGAAGTGATAAAATTTGATACAGAAGAACTCGCTAAACCAGCACCCACACCAAAACCAAAAATATTTAATTTGGTGTATACACACATTAGAGATATAGTGTTACCTGATTTTGATTTTGAAAAGTATGGTAAAGAAGCTAATGAATTCGCATCAGTATTAGTTGAAACTTGCAAAGAAAATGGTGGGTTGAGTTTATCAGCAAATCAATGTGGGTTTCCGCATAGAGTTTTTGTTATGGGGGCTGGTGATGAATATGTGGCATTCTTTAATCCTAAGATTATATCTGAATCTGATAGTACTATCAAGATGGCTGAAAATTCTTTGACGGTACCCTTTCTTGAATTAAAACTTACTAGACCTAAAACTGTTGAAGTGGAATATCAAGATTTTAATGGAGAATTACACAAACAAATATATGGTGGAATATCTGCTAGATTAATTCAACAACAATTGGATAATTTGGATGGTATACCATTTTATAGTAAAGCAAAACCTTTGGCTTTAGAATATGCCATAAAAAAACAAAGAAAAACTTTGAAAAAATATGGCATGAAAATGAAACTTGACATACTATAGTACAATACTGTACAATTATAAATTAATGAATCGATAAGGAACTGTTATGGAAATAAGTATTAAGAAAGAAGACTTACAGAAGAAAAGTTTGTTCATAGCGACGCCGATGTACGGAGGTATGAATCACGGTTTGTATATGAAGTCTTGTTTAGATCTTCAGGGTTTGTGTATGCAGTATGGGGTTGAGGTTAAATTCTCGTTCTTGTTTAATGAATCATTAATCACTCGTGCTAGAAATTATCTAGTTGATGAATTTTTACATAGGTCAACATGTACACACTTATTATTTTTGGATTCTGATATTCATTTCGATCCTAGAGATGTCATAACTCTGTTGGCATTGGATAAAGATGTTATTGGTGCACCATACCCAAAGAAATCAATAAAATGGAAATCAGTAAAGACGGCTTTAACTAAAAATCCGGATATTGAACCTGGATTACTTGAGAATGTTGTTGGTGATTATGTATTCAATCCCGTTAAAGGGACAGCACAATTTACTGTTACTGAACCATTAGAAGTTTTGGAAATTGGTACTGGGTTTATGATGGTTAACCGTGAAGTTTTTCCTAAATTCGAAAAAGAATATCCGACACTTAGATATAAACCAGATCATGTTGGCCAAGCTAACTTTGACGGCACACGATATATTCATGCTTACTTTGATACTATTATCGATAAAGATTCTGAACGATATTTGAGTGAAGATTATATGTTCTGCCAATTCTGGCGTAACATGGGTGGTGAAATTTGGTTATGTCCTTGGATGCGAACTAGTCATATTGGTACATATCATTTCAAAGGTGATATGCCGGCTGTAGCAAACTTTGTTGGAGAAATGTAATATGACTGGTAATGGTGCTGCATATGATCCAAACGACACTAATGTTGTTGAAATGTACCCAAATTACTACAATCCTAGTAAAGAACCTGGTCCTACAGGTTCATTAACAGGATCATTTACGCTACCTAATATGGGTGCTGGTTGTGGTGGGATGGTAATCAAAGAAACAAAAGATGTGGATGCTGTTAAAAGTTCACAAACAGCAACTACTGGTGGCCGTAAATTCGATGGTAATAAGTTGGAATATGGGTTAGTGCCACCAATTGGATTCAAATCAGTAGTAGAGATCCTAACACTAGGTGCCCAAAAATATGACCGAGATAATTGGAAATATGTACCTGATGGGAAACGCAGATATTTTGATGCTGCAATGCGACATTTGTGGGATTGGAAATGTGGTGATAGGTTTGATGAAGAAACATCAAAGAATCATTTAGCCCATGCAATTTGCAATTTGATGTTCTTGTTAGAGAAAGATTTGCTAACAGAATAAAAAAGTGATACAATACATTTTTATATTATGGAGTAATACATGAAATTATCAAATCAAACTCTAGCCATACTGAAAAACTTTAGTACTATCAATAAAGGGATTCAATTTAAGGTTGGTAGTAAATTAGCAACTATATCATCAGGGAAAACAGTATTAGCCAATGCAGTTTTAACTGACGAGTTCCCTACAGATTTTTGTGTGTATGATCTTACACAGTTTTTATCTGTGTATTCTTTATTTAAAGATTCTGTCGAATTGGAGTTTGATAACTCTAATATAATATTTAAATCTGGTAGATCTAAAATCAAATATAGAATGACTGCACCGGAGATGATTATTTTACCCCCGGAAAATGGGATAACATTACCATCTGTTGATTGTTCATTCACATTAACTGCTGATGATTATGATTGGGTAATGAAAACATGTTCTGTGCTATCATCCCCACACATTGGTATTAAATCTGATGGTGAAAAAGTTGAAATCATCACATTCGATGCTAATGATGACTCATCACACACCAATTCAATTGAAGTTGGTGCGGCGAATGGTGAATCATATTTGGTGGTGTTTAAGGTAGAGAATATTAAAATGATACCTGGTACATATGAAGTTAATATATCATTTAAAGGTATTGGGCATTTCAAAAACACTGACGAAGATGTTCAGTATTGGATTGCATTCGAATCAAAGGAATCAAAGGTATAATTATGGCGACTATTCAAACTTTATTTGGAACATTTAATGACGAAGAACTTCGAGCACTAAATGGTGCTATTGATGAAATGATCGTTGTGATGGAGAAGCAAGAAGCACAAAGACTTGCTATGAAAGACATTATTGATGCGACACATGACTCTTTGAGTATTCCAAAGAAGATTCTTCGCAAAATGGCTAAGGCTAGATATAAACAATCTTTCCAAGAAGAGGTTGCTGAATTTAGTGAATTTGAAGCATTATTTGAAGTTATTACAAAAATGGCATAAGTTGTGTCCCCGATAATCATTGATGATTTTATACCAGTAGAGTATCAAGATTCTATTCTTGATATGCTTACTGGGTCGGAGTTCCCTTGGAATATTCACCCATATTCTGTTAGTGGTTGGCCTATAACTGATTACTATACGGATGTCCCGACAAAGGAACATATTCAATTCAGACACATGTTTGTTAATAATAATGATATTCATAGCAAATTTTATGAATACCTAAAACCATTAACAATATGTTTTGAAATGAAAACTGGTGTGGTGATATCTAATATTCAAAGAATAAAATCTAATTTACTAATGAAACAAGACGGTCCTCATTTGCAGGTTCCTCACATTGATGATACTGATTTTATTACTAGTGAACCAAACAGAAAGGGTAAGAAAACATTACTATATTATGTTAATGGTGGTGATGGTGATACAGTTTTATATAATGAATATTATGATGGTGAAAAGGTCGGACTGTTAACAAGGCAGCAAACAGTATCACCGAAGAAAGGTAGGGCTGTTATATTTGATTCCCACCAAATACATTCTGGGTGTTGTCCGGCAATAAGTGATTATCGAGTTATCATCAACATGGTACTTGGTTAAAATTAAATTATGGTGAATTATGAATACTGAGATTTTGTGGGTTGAGAAATATAGACCAAAGACTGTGGAAGAATGTATACTTCCTGATGATATAAAAGCCACATTCCAAGAATATGTCAATAATAAACAGATTCCTAATTTGTTATTATCGGGGAGTGCTGGTGTTGGTAAGACCACAATTGCTAAGGCAATATGTGAAGAAGTTGGGTGTGATTATATTGTGATCAATGGGTCTGATGAATCTGGAATAGATACATTTAGGGTCAAGATTAAGAATTATGCTTCGTCTATATCTCTAACTGGTGGTAGGAAAGTAATAATCATAGATGAAGCAGATTATCTAAATGCGAACTCAACTCAACCAGCACTTAGGGGTGCTATTGAAGAGTTTTCGTCTAATTGCTCATTTATATTCACGTGTAATTATAAGAATCGTATTATTGACCCTATCCATTCACGTTGTTCTGTTATTGATTTCAAATTGACCAACAAAGCTAAGATGGCGGCACAATTCTTTAAAAGAGTTGAGTGGATTCTTAAGCAGGAAAACATTGAATATAGTAAAGAAGTTGTGGCTGCCATCATTAGCAAACATTGCCCGGATAATCGTAGAGTTTTAAATGAACTACAAAGATATTCAGCTTCTGGTGTTATAGATAAAGGAATACTGGCAAATGTAGGTGAACTACAAATTAATGAGTTAATAAATTCAATAAAAAATAAAGATTTTGGATCTTGCAGAAAGTGGGTTGTCCAGAACAATGATGAAGTTGCACAAGTGTTTAGATCGCTATACGATGGGTTATATGAGGTGCTAACACCATCGTCAGTACCACAATTAGTATTGATATTGGCTAAGTATCAATATCAGGCAGCATTTGTTAGTGATCTTGAAATAAACATCATAGCGTGTTTGACAGAAATAATGATAGATTGTGAGTTTAGATAATGTTAGATCTTTGGGGCAATGATACATCACACGAATATAAAACATGTGTTAAGTGTAATAAGAAAAAACACTTTTCTGAATATCCGAAGAGTAGTGGTGGAAATTATCTACGAACAGAGTGTAGGAAATGTAATAGCCATTTAAGCAAAACTAGGAAATATTTACTAGCCCAACATGGAAAACCCGGAAAAGATTACATATGCCCAATATGTAATTCTGATTGGGGTTCGTTAATACATGCTGGAGGTACATCACAAATTAGTCCCTGGGTGATTGACCATGACCATAAAACTGAAAAATTTAGGGGCTGGTTGTGTCATAATTGCAATAGAGGTCTTGGTGTATTTGATGATGATATTGAGATATTATATAGAGCAATCGACTATTTAAGAGGTAATGATAATGGATCTATTTAAGGATATTATACATTCAATATTAGTAACAAAGAAATGTGTCATAAATGATGAGCTAGATAGGAAGGAGTATGTCCCATTTATAGTGAATAGAGCACTTTCATATCATATGGATTGTATATTCTATGCTAATGAAATCAATATGTATCATGGTATTGATAAAGATATGCAATACCAATATTTATTGAATTCAGTAAGATCGATGAAAAGAAAATTTCAACAATGGCAAAAATATAGTGATATTGATGATTTAGTATGTGTCAAGAAGTATTTTGGGTATTCTGGTATCAAAGCTAAGCAAGCATTAAAAATATTGACAGAAGAACAGTTGGTTGATATTAGGGCAAAAACTATGGAGGGTGGTGTTTCTGAATAATTATAAATAAGATTATATTTTATAATTAATGGAAAAGAAGGAAGTGTATGGACCCAATAGATATTTTTTTAGGGTGTGGTGTTGAAGTAACATTGAATGAAAGTGATGATTTCTTAAAGATAAGAGAATCTTTGACTCGTATAGGGTTTGCGTCTAGGGTAGATAAAATCTTATACCAATCATGTCATATACTACATAAACAAGGAAGATATGCTATAGTCCATTTCAAAGAACTATTTGCTCTTGATGGCAAACCTACAGATATTTCAGAAAATGATCTATCGCGCAGGAATGCTATCGCGAATCTCTTAAGTGATTGGGGGTTGCTAACACTAGTTAATGGAGATGATGTCCTAGATCCACCACCAATACACATATCACAAATAAAAATCATTAAGTACAATGATAAAGATAATTGGGAATTAGTACCCAAATATAGCATCGGCACTCGTACAAAACATTAATTATAAATATACTTATCGCTTTGTCGATAATTTAAATTTTCTTAAAATGTAAATAGGGGTGTAAAGATATGGGTTATTGGGGTTATCATCTAATGTTGGATGTAAAAGGGTGTGATAAATCTAAAGTCTCTGATGGTGAGTTTTTGAGCACATTCACTAAAAATTTAGTTAAATTGATAGACATGACTGCATATGGGGAACCACAAGTAGTACACTTTGGGAATGGCTCTGATATTGCTGGTTATTCAGTTCTACAATTAATCGAAACATCTAATATTGCTGGCCATTTTGTTGATTCATCTGGTGATGCATATCTTGACATTTTTAGTTGTAAAGAGTATGATAAAGATATTGTTATTAAAGCAATCCAAGATTACTTTGATCCAGAGAATATCAACTATCAATATTTTGAACGTCAAGCATAGACGAAAATGTGCAAACTGAATTGGTATTTAACTTTAACATTGAAATAGGAAAAAAATATGTCAGATCAAATTGAAGATGCTGTATACGAAGAAGCACCAAAACAAGAACCAGTTGATAAAGAATTCACATTCGTGCTGAAACTTTCTCAGGCTAATATTATTCTTGCTGCATTAGATGAGATTCCCCATAAATTGAGTAGAGGCATCATCGATACACTGCAACAACAAGCAATTTCTCAATTGCAAGAACCCCAAGAATAATCAATACAAATGGAGTTTGTTTTTGTATAGTATGTGTTGGTATCAACTAGCACTATAAGTTATATGTTTTGTAAAACGGTGTGTCGATATTCTCCGACACACCTCTCCTATTGGGTAATTTGACATACTCAATATCATTGTGATATAATCACATCTTTAAATAATCTATAGGTATATTATGAATAATTGTCCTAATTGTAATTCACCCAATTTTATAAAAAAAGGGACCGAATTCTCTGGTGGTGTATTACGACAAAGATATAAGTGCAAGGATTGCTCTGTTAATTTCTATGACCCCCCAACCCCAGTACAGAAACAAGATTTCCCATTAGAAATTATAGGTAATGATTCCATACAATTTGAAGACATATATTCAAAATACGATGGTATTGTTATTACTTCTTGTCTAAATGATACTGAAATTTTCGATGAATTCCTATCTGGATTGGAAAAATATTGCGACGAAAAGAACCATGTGTTATTCATTATTGGAAATAGATATCGAAATCCGACAATGACCAGTCTTGATGTTGAATGGCCCGATAGAGCAAAACCATATATTTTGAAAAATAACATTAAATATAAGGATAAGTTCAAGATCATAGGTGATTGTAATATACAAGCAACTGCGACCAATCCACTAACTGGTATTGATGGTATTTGTGAAGGTATGACAACAATTGTTGGCCATCCTGTAGTTCAGATGAGATCAATTGCGGTCAATGAGTGGAGAGATAGCATCATATTACACTCTACTGGTAGTATATCTTTAAAGAATAACTATACTGCAACTAAAGCTGGACATAGAGCACAATTCCATCATTGTTTTGGTGCTGTTGTTATTGATATTGATAAGACTGATGATGTGTTTTTCATTAGACAATTGTTATCAGATAAATCTGGGATATTTTATGACCTAGATGAAAAATGGAATAAAGAAGGGTTTGTTGGAAATAGCAATATTGAAGCAATATACACCGGTGATGAACATGTACTATTTGCTGATCGTGAAGTTGTTGATGCGACCTATGGTAAGCGTGGTATAGTCGAAGCATTAAGACCAGAGTATATTATTAGAGGTGACATCATAGATAGTTATAGCATTTCACATCATCATGCTAATGACTTTTTTACTAGATGGAAAAAACACCAAGTGACGAAAAATGGATCATTAGAAGATGAGCTTAAATTGTCTATAGATCATGTGTTTGAAACGACACCACTTTTTTCCAAAACACTTATTGTTAATTCTAACCATGATGATCATATCGATAAGTGGTTGAATATTAGTGATCCTAAGTTTGATTATGTAAATGCTAAAATTTATTACTTACTAATGTACCTTAAACTTCGTGATATTGAAGAGGGTCTCGGTAGATCCGCACTAGAAATATACTTAGAAAGCGTATATAAAGTAGATAAACGCATCTTTCATAATGATCGCGTTAAATTCATTGAAAAGGGGTTTTCCTTGCATGGGATAACATTGTCAATGCATGGTGATGTTGGACCAAATGGGTCTAGAGGTAGTGCTCAAAATTTGTCTAAGATTGGGGAAAAATCCATCATTGGACATTCTCACACCCCTAGTATTATTGGTGGGTTGTGGTGTGTTGGTACATCATCTGTAAAGAAGATGGATTATACTCGTGGGCCATCTAGTTGGTTACACACACATTGTATTATCCATAAAAATGGTAAACGCCAACTTATAACCATTATTGGTGGTAAGTGGAGAATTGAAAAACATAAGGAGAAAGTATGAATATAATTGCATTGAAATTGGTTACTGGTGAAGACATCTTAGGTGAACTTTTAGATAACTCACCGGAAACCGGAATCAGATTAAAAAATGCTGTTGGTATAGCAGTTGTTCGTGGTAAAGATGGGGGCACTAATATTGGGTTTTCCCCATTCCCATTACACTCACAACCACAACAAGATTTAGAAATTGGGTTTGAGTACATACATATTGTTTATTCATATGTACCCGCTGACGATTTTATAAACAACTATAATCAAATATTTGGTGCTGGTATCATAGTTCCTGAGAAAAAATTGATATTAAGTTGATATTGAGTTGGGTTGTGTTATAATGTCGGATTAACATTAAGCTAGGAAATTCATGAGTAATTCAGTCGATGTGTCAAAAGATTTCTACACTAACATAAAATCATGGGGGAACAACATTCTTTATCGCGGAATAAAAAACGGTAAACGTGTTAAGATGAAGATTGATTATGAGCCATCACTCTATATCGAATCTAATAAACCAACAGATTTTAAAACCCTACAGGGTAAGTTTCTTGAACAAAAGAAGTTTGATAGTATTCGTGAAGCTAAAGATTATGTAAAGCAGTTTGAAGATGTTTGTAATGCATCACCAATATATGGCAATACTCGTTATGAGTATGCTTATATTGGTGAGCAATATAGTGGAATGATTGATTGGGATCAGGGTGATATTATCATTGCTGTTGTGGATATTGAGACCATGTCAGATAATGGGTTTCCAAATCCAGATAAAGCTGATGAGGCTATCACAGCAATTACTATACATTATATCGGTGATAAGACTTATGTGTTTGGGTGTGGTGATTACGTTACTCAAGGTGATGAAATATATGTTAAATGCCAAGATGAGTATACTTTATGTAAAAAGTTTCTTCATGTTTGGATGATGAAATGCCCAGACATCATAACTGGGTGGAATACCAAGTTTTTTGATATCCCATACATTGTGAATAGGTTTAATAAAATTCTCGGTGAACCATTAACTAAGAAATTATCACCTTGGAATAATGTATCTGAGAGAAATCTTACTGTACTGGGTAGAACACAAACCACTTATGAAATTATGGGTGTTGCATCACTAGATTACATTGAATTGTATAAGTGGTTTGCTCCTGGTGGTAAATCGCAAGAATCATACAGATTAGATAACATTGCTAATATTGAGTTAGGGGAAAGTAAATTATCTTATGATGAGTTTGAAAATTTACATCAATTATATTCTTTGAATTATCAAAAATTTATAGAGTATAACATCCAAGATGTTAAACTAATATTAATGTTAGAAGAGAAGTTGAAATTGTTGGAATTGGCAATGACTCTTTCGTATGATACTAAATCTAATTTTGAGGACATATTCACACAAACTCGTATGTGGGATTCTCTTACATATTCATATCTGTTAGAGAAAAATATTATTGTGCCACCGAACGTTCATAAGGAAAAGGATGCTTTATACGAAGGTGCTTTTGTTAAACACCCACAGGTTGGTAAACATGATTGGGTAGCATCATTTGACTTAAATAGCCTTTATCCACATTTGATTCAGCAATATAATATTTCACCTGAAACATTGATAGAACCTGAAAACTATACACAAGAAATGCGAGATATTGCTTCATTGTGTCATATTGAAAGATTACTACATAAAGAGATCGACACATCTAAATTGAAAGGTGTGACATTCACACCAAATGGCCAATTCTTTAGAACTGATATTCAAGGTTTCTTACCGAAGATGATGCATGAAATGTATTTGGATCGTAAGAAATTCAAAAATATGATGTTAGATGCTGAATGCGAATATGAGGTCGAAACTGATCCATTCACTAAACACGAATTAGAGAAGAAGATTGCTAGGTATAACAATCTACAACTTGCTAAGAAAGTATCATTAAATTCTGCTTATGGTGCATTAGGGTCAGCATACTTTAGATTCTTTGATATCAGGATGGCGATAGCAGTAACAACATCTGGTCAACTATCCATTCGTTGGATAGAGAAAAAGATGAATGAATATATGAATACATTATTGAAAACTAATGATGTTGATTATGTCATATATTGTGATACTGATAGTATGTACTTGAGATTGAATGAACTTGTGAATAAAATATATGGTGTTGATGGTAAAATTTCCATACCAACATCTAAAGTTATTCAATTCATGGATAAAGTTAGTGAACAAAAGATACAACCATATATTGATGAATCATATCAAGAACTTGCGGACTATGTTCATGCATACGAGCAAAAGATGGTTATGAAACGTGAGGCGTTATGTGACAAAGGTATTTGGACAGCAAAGAAAAGATACATCTTAAATGTATATAACAATGAAGGTGTACAATATGCAGAACCTCATATCAAAGTAACTGGATTGGAAATGGTGAAATCATCAACACCATCAGCAATTAGGGAAAAGATGAAGAAATCTATCGAGATTATGTTGAATGGTACTGAGCATGATATACATAAGTTCATTGCGACATTCAAAGAAGATTTTTTCAAATTACCACCAGAAGAAATATCTTTTCCAAGAGGTGTTAATGGGTTGACAAAATATGCAAGTGTTTTGTCAATATACAAATCAGGAACGCCAATTCATGTTAGAGGTGCATTACTGTATAATCTACTCCTAAAAGATTTGGGACTAGATAAGAAGTATCCATATATCCAAGAGGGGGAAAAACTGAAATTTGTATATCTCAAAATGCCTAACCCTATCAAGAATGATGTTATATCATATCCAGGTAGATTACCAACAGAATTTGGGTTGGACAATTATGTGGATTATAATATGCAGTATGAGAAGACTTTCATAGATCCAATTAAAGTTATATTGGATTGTATGAATTGGAATCCTGAAAAGGTAAGCACATTAGATGATTTTTTTAATTAACATAGGAATATACCATGAGTTTATTGGAACGTATTAAAAAGAGTAGTACCATTAAAGATTCTTCGATACTATCATCATCGAAGTTTTTCACAAAAAAAGATATGGTATCAACCCCAATCACAGCACTTAA